ATCAATTACAGACAAGCAATGGGCAAGTGGGACAACAGACTATAATAAAATTTGGAATGACAGAGCCTCTTACACCTATTCTTAGGAATTAAAAAATGGCTTTAATAAAAGATTTAGCCACATTAGAAGGACATTTAGAACCTTTTAATCACAAGTCACAATCAATATCATATAGTAATTTAGTAACTGGAATTTCTGCAACAGAAGTTCAAGCTGCACTCGATGAAATTCATGCACTAATAATTTCAATTGGTACTTACACAAATGAAATGGCGCAAGACACTGTAGCCACAATGATTCAAAATGGGACAGGGATTTCTTGGTCATATAATGACGGATTAAATACGCTCACGCCGACCATAACGCTTTCCCCATTTTCTTCTTCCAATTTATCTGAAGGTTTAAACTTATATTTTACTGATGAACGAGCGCAGGATGCAATAGGATTAATTTTGACCGACTCCGCATCGGTTGACTTCACTTATGATGACGCTTTAAATACTATTTCCGCTGTAGTTTTACCAGGTGGAGTGGATCACAACTCTCTGGCAAATTTATCAACCGGGGACTTTCATACTCAGTACACAAAAGATCCTGGCGCAGTTATAGACAAAGAAATCACAACTTGGTCAGGCACTGGCGGAAGAGATTTTAATACTTCTAGCGGTATTGCAATCGGCGCAACGACTGCAAAGCAAATCATGCCGTCAGGCACCGATGAAAATTTACTTCTAGATGGAAATGGGACCGGGCGAGTTTCACTAAATACCGGTGCGAGCATACAAAGATTTCCTAAAAGTGCGCCGGGGTCAAATCGATTTTTACAAATCAACGCGGTGGGAGATATGTCATGGATTGTAATCACAGGCACTTCTTTACCTACCGACAACGTGAGCGGTCCATCGGATCTGACGACAACCACAAACGCGATTGTAAAATGGGGAGTCGGAAACGCGGGAAGCGCGGGATTAAATATAGTTTCTAATAGCGGGATTTTAATCGACGCTTCAAATAACCTCACGGGAGTTGCTGCACTAACCACAAGTGGCGCAATTTCAGCTTCAAATTTTTCCGGTTCTAGTAGTGGAACAAATACAGGCGATCAAACAATTACGTTAACTGGAGATGTTACCGGATCTGGTACCGGAAGTTTTGCTGCAGAAATTGCGGCGGACGCGGTAACAAATGCAAAGCTTGCCGATATGGCTACGCTTTCAATAAAAGGAAATAACACCGGCGGCGCGGCTAATCCTTTAGACTTAACGGTTGCTCAGACTCAAACAATGCTTCAGGATGGCTGGACCCAAGTAACAGTAGATAATTTGCGACTAGACGGGAATACACTTTCCAGTCAAGACACGAATGGGAATATTTTAATTGCGCCAAATGGCTTGGGCAACGTTAGAATCGGAGCATCGGCGACTGATTACTGGAACGTGACTTCGGCGGGTATCATGCAACCGCAAGGCGCAGCATCTTACCGAATCGCCTCAAATACCTTCGCTTTCAGTGCTGTTTCAGCTAGTTCTGCCGGTTTAAAATTCAGCACGTCCCCAAATAGATTTAATTTTACCGATACGTCAGGCGTCGATATTATTTTCTTCCCTTTGATTTCCGCAGCTCATGCACTTTTCGGATATAGCGCACCAAGCGGAACGCCTGCTCAAATCGTAGCTAACCAAAACGACTATGCGGGAAGTGGTCAAACTGCAATCTGGCGATTAGATAGCGATGCTGCGAGAAATATAACTGGAATTGTTGCGCCAACTTCAGCGCGGGGAAAGTTTTTTTACATTTATTATATCGGTGTAAATTCGATTATATTAAAAAACGACGACGCCGGGTCAATTGCGACTAATAGAATTCTTCCCACGTCTGGGGCTGATATTACCCTAACCGCAAACCAAGGGTGTGGACTTTGGTATGATGATGTGACAACTAAATGGAGAGCAACTAAACTAGCTTAGGAAAATTTATTTTATGTCAGATATATCGATAACAATAACGTACACACTCCCATCGGCGGACGCTCAATCAATTCTAGCGGCATGGAAAGAGCTAAGACCAATGACTGCAGGAGAAACAACGGCTCAGTACGCGAGAAGAGTTTTAAAAGAATTAGGTCAAGAGGAAGCAAGAAAAGGGAATGCTCAAATTACAAGCAGGCTTAACTCCTCTTATAGTCCAAGTATTATAGCTACTACCTAAAGACAAAGGAAGATTATGAAAATAGATTTTAGTTTTCAGTTATTGGGATTAAACGGAAAGCCCGCTGTATTTCAAGACTCGACCGACCCAGCTTCAACAACTTTAAAAATGACACTCGGGAAAGTGGCCGGTTTTTCTTTAGTCTCATTAACTGCAAAAAGTGGAATAGAAAAAGAGATTAACGGGTCTCTCGCCATGAAAGTTTTTGGTGGCGGGAAAGTTGACGTTTCCAGCGAAGAGTTTTCTAAGATTAAAGAGGCTATTGGAGATATTCAGAGCTCTATCGTGGTCGCACAGGCTTGGAACTACTTAGAAAAACATTTTAAAAAAGATGACTACGCTAAAACTTGATTTATCTTTTTAGGGTGCGACAATAGTTAGAGAATGCCGAAAGAAGAACTAAATTTAAAAACTATTCAGGGCGTAGAAATTTTCTCAGCGGGGACTTGGAACGATGATACCTATACCGTGGACGACCTGGATGAAATGGTTCGCGCCTATCATGATAATTCTCTAACATTGCGTCCACCCCTTAAGCTCGGACACGACGACGACCAAAAAATATTACAGCAAGACGGATACCCGGCGGCCGGGTGGGTCGGCAATCTTTATAGAAAAGGCGAAAAGCTTCTAGCCGATTTTGTCGATATTCCCGAAAAGATCTATGAACTAATCGAGCGCGGCGGCTATCGAAAGGTATCCTCTGAACTATATTGGGAAGCAGAAGTAAACGGCGTACTTTATAAAAGACTACTCGGCGCGGTCGCGCTTTTGGGTGCCGATATACCGGCGGTCTCAAATCTTAGAGATATGCTAGCCCTTTATGCTCAATCGAACGTTTCTAAAAAAATGTTCTATACAGAAGCCAAGGGTGCCCCTACCATTAAAACATACAGCTTTTCTAAGGGAGGTAATCAAGTGACTGAAGAAGAAATTAAATTACAAAAAGAATTGGACGCAGAAAAAGCGAAAGCCCTAGCTCTTGAGGGGAAAATTGCAGAATTTACGGCCGCTCAATCGGAAAAAGACGCTGAAATCGAGGCGTTTAAAACTTATAAAGCGGAAATTGAAGCAAAGCTTTTAGAGTCAGCCCAAAAAGAAAAAGATGCTATTTTAGAGTCAGAAGTTTCTAATCTTGTGGCGACAAAGGTAATTAGTCCAGCGATGAAACCTTTCGTAAAGTCTCTTATCGGGGACGAAAAGAAAACTTATAGTCTTAAGATTGGCGACAAAGACAAAGAGTTTTCCAAGCTAGACTTATTTAAAGAAATCTTTTCGCTTCAATCTGAGGCGCTTAAGCTCAACACGAACGAAAAAACCATAAACGGCGACATAATTCGTCAGGGTGATGTTTCCGACGAAGAGCTTACTAAATATGTTTCTGACAATGAATGTTCGTACGGTGAAGCGTATCGCGCACTTTTTCACGGCAAACTTGTTCAGAAAAAAGACTAGGGGAGGAATAGAATTATGGGACACTTAGGATCAATTTCATTTAAGGTTTTGACGACACTTGCTCAGTATAGAATCGTTGCAGCAAATACAGCGGGCGCGAACACAGTTATTTTGCCATCGGCGGCGACTGTTTCCCCGATTGGTGTAACTGAAGATACGGTCAAAGACATTACGCAAGCGATTCCGGTTCTATGCGCTGGACAAATTGCAAAGGTTTTCATGAACGAAACTATGTCGACCGGTGGTTTAGTGGCTTCGGATTCATCGGGTCGAGGCGTTCCACATGTCGACACTACCGCGGGAAGTTATGTTATCGGGCGATTAATTGGTCCGAACGTTTCGGCGACGGGAACTATCTCAGACGTTTTAGTTATGCCACATTTCAAATCAGTTCCGTAATTGACAGATTAATTTAGGGAGGACTTTATAAAATGCCATTTCAAAACCAGATACACGTAGACACACTGCTTAGTCAGATCTCGATTAAGTATAGGAACCAAAATTATGTAGCGATGGAGTTATTTCCTGAACTAGGAGTTAAGAAAAGCTCTGACCTTTACCGCGTTTATAACAGGAACTTCAGAATTCCTGAGACTAACCGAAGCTCAAAGGGTGTTGCGCGAGAGCATTCCTTCGAAGTAAGCAGTGCATCGTACACACTAGAACGACACGCACTAAAGGAATATGTTTCAGACAACGACGCCGACAACTACGACCTGGCCGATCTTCGCTCCGAAACGGTCGAGGAGTTAAGCGACGTTATTTTGCGACGCTTAGAAAAAAGCGTTTCTAGCTTAATCACTACGACCTCGTGGTCACAAAATTTAAGCCTAGCTGCCTCGGCCGCATGGAACGCGACAACCACTGTAGACCCGGTAGCACATTTCGATACCGGCACGGCGGTAGTCGTTCTTAACAGCGGGTCCGCTCCAAATCGAGCCGCTCTCGGACTTGGCGCATGGCACGCGTTTAAAAATAACTTTCAAATTTTAGACCGTATTAAATATACGTCAAAAGAAGTTGGGTACAACATGGCCGCCGCTCTCATTGGCGCGGAGAAATTTATCGTATCCATGGGGTCCGAAGACACTTCGAATCTTGGTGCTGCTGACTCAATTTCTGCATTATGGAACGATGCTGTGTTCTGGGGTTATGCACCTCCTGCACCTGGTCCGCTTAAAGTTTCTTCTGGATACGTTTTCAGAAAAAATATCCCAATGGTTAAGCGGTATCGTGTCGAGGAACGTGAATCAGACGCGATTGAAGTTAACATGGAATATCAAGTTAAGGTCGTTGCATCTCTCGCCGGCTTCATTATTAAAGACGTAACCTAATTGTGGTTTTGATTATGTGATAGAAAAGGGCTATAGGTAAATCTATGGTCCTTTTTTATTTTGGGGGTAACGATAAATGAGCGGACGACAAACTGTATCAAAAGAAGCGGAAATGACTACGCCACACCACGAGCACCGGCTAAGAATGGCGAAGCAAGCGAACGAAAAAGTTTCAATTATAAAAACATATTACAAGTGGAACTTAACGCCTAATTACGACCCGAAAAAAGGTAGAAAGCTAATGATGGTTCAGAAAACCGTTACCGGCTCAACTAGCCTTTTTGTTGGCTGGGAAAAAAAGATTCCTGAGATCTTTTTTCAAAATCTTCTTAAAGACGGTCACGCAAAGACTAGCAAAAAGGGCACGATAGAATTAATCACTGACGAGGAGTAAATTTTTGGGACTTTACGCCACAACTACCTCACTATCCACGCGCATGATAGGAGTTACCTTTGACTCTCTCACCACTGCGCTAGCCACGGAAATGATAAACGACGCCGAAAGCGAAGTTAACAAATACCTCTCACGGAGATATAACTTATCGTCGGCCGATTTTCAGACAACTACCGGCATTCCCCCACTAGTGCGGACACTTTCCACGCGCTTGGCCGAGGGGTACATGTGGAAATCTAACTCACGCGGCGGGAAAGAATCACTAAAACGCGGAGAGAGCCTAGAAAGATCGGTCTTAGATAATCTAAAGTTAATTGCAGAATACAAATCAGACTTGACATTGACTAATGGAAGTCTTGTATCTGAGGCAGTTAATAGCGCGGTAAGGGTGCTTTCAAACACTGAAGACTATTCAAATACTTTTAATGAAGACGATTCTTTATCGTGGCAAATTGACGACGACAAGCTGACAGATATTGCTTCCGAAAGGGATTAAAAATGCCCGCTAACATCCAGGCAATTTTTGAAGGTGATGAAGCAACAAAGTTTTTAAATAAGCTTAAAAAAAAGGCCGGAAGCTTAAAAGACGGGTCTAAGATTCTTGGCGGCATTATCTCGGCGACGGTATTTCAGGACATAATCTCTCACTTCGAGCAAGAGGAGGGAAGCGACGGGGCTTGGACTTCATGGTCTGAGAGTTACGCGATTTCAATGAGTAAGCGTGGTCGCGGTGGTAATAAAATTTTACAAGATTCTGGAAAGCTTCGTCAGGGCATTCAGCCTGGAAACTATCGAGCACAGATGGGCGGCATATTATTTTTTAATCCGTCTAAAGTATCGGGTGGTTTTCCATACGCGGCCGCGCACGATATAGGCGGACCGAAACTACCGAGGCGTAACTTTATGTGGCTATCAGAAGACGGCATGGATAAGATTGCAACGCTTACATTAAAATGGATAACGTCCGAAAATGATTGATCTCAATAATCTAAAGGAACAACTTCAAACTATTTTAGAGTCCGCAAACACCACAACGGCGTCCGTAGATCTTTCGAGTGGCCTAGAGAGGAGAATTCAAAGGGTTTTAAAAGTAAACCCTGGGAGAATTCCAGTGCAGGCTAGTTGGTATCCGTTTGTTACGATATTTATCGAGTCAAAGGACATTGAAATAAAAAACATGGCCGCGACGCAGCTCAATGCTAAGCGCGAGGGAGTGGTGAGCGTAAAAATAGCGGGTGCGATTTGGAATTCTACCATTAACGGGGACAATGAAGTTGACCCAAGTGACGAGGATTGTGAGTCACTAATGGAAAACATCGAGGAGATTCTCCGGCGTAACGACACACTAAACGGCGCAGCAACATGGCACGCGCCTACTAATGTGGGATATTTTAATGCAAATTTAGACGAAGACACGCATGTGCGCGTAGGAATTCTTACTTTACAAACTAAGATTTTTTACTAAATTGACCACTGAGGGTTTAGCAATTGGGAATTAATACCGACCAAATCGTAAAACAATCACTAACGGCCATTGACCAACATAAAAGCGTCTGGAAAAAACATTGTAAACACGTTTCAAGATATAAAATGAAATCACTAACTGATTTCGAACACTCGGGTATCGGTAAGGCTTGTCTTCTAATTGCGAATGGGGCGAGCTTCGAGTTAGAGATTGAAACTATAAAAAAGTATCAACACAATGTTGACATTGTCGTGTGTGACAAGACTTTAGGTCATTGTTTAAAAAACGGGATAATTCCTAAGTACTGCATCGTTGCAGACTCTAATGTGAACTATGAAGTTTACATGGAACCATACAAAGACCAATTAAAGGACACGATTTTATTTCAAAACGTGTGCGCCAATACCAAGTGGGTAGATAACGGGAATTGGAAAGATAGATATTTTTTCGTGTGCAAGGACGCCGTTTCTAGCGAGTCAATTTTCGGGCAATTATCTGGATGTTCAAACTACATTGCGGCCGGAACGAACGTATCTAATGGAATGGTGGTTTTTCTTACTCAGTGCGACAACACGCACACGAGAAACTTTTTTGGTTACGATAAGCTTCTTCTCATCGGGTTTGATTACTCGTGGGAAGTAGACGGAAATTATTATGCCTTTGACCATTATGGCGGCGGTAAACGTTACTATATGAAGCACATTTACGGTCGAAACATGGCCGGAAAGCTGTGTTACACGTCTAACAATCTGTCTTTTAGTGTTCAGTGGCTTCAAAAATACATAAGCGCATTTCGATTGCCTGTCATTCAATGCTCTAAACACTCAGTTCTGCAAACTAGTTTAAACGGCGCGCTTGCCGAGCAAATACAATATAGGTTTAAACCGGAAGACGCGGCACTTCTAACCAATATGGCCAAAAAAAAGCGTGCGCTCGTGGTGGATCTTGCTAAGATTGAGAGAGGCATAACAGACATACAACTTGCACACCATTTCGCACGACTAGCGTCTTGTTAAGGGGGATTAGATTATGGCAATTGGACAGGGTGGATTAATTTCGGGGCTTTCGTACCTAGCAATTGGTCGAGAGACTACGCTAGGAACATATACAACGTGCGCATCGGGCATGGACTTTTTGTCATCGTCTCTCAAGACGGTGAAAGAAAATAAAATTTTAGAACAGATTCAAAGATCACGGACTTACTCGGCTAGAATCTCTTTAAGCAAAGTGGTTGAGGGTGAAGTTGAATTTTATTATCAGCCTAGACTTGATTCTAGCAATTTCATTTTACAAAACTTTTTCGGTGGAACAATTACTAGCGCAACGGCAACGGGCGAGACGGTGGGCGCGGGCGCAAATTCTGCAATAACTCATAGTTTTAATATTGGTAACATGGACCAAAGCTATCCTTCCCTGTGTTTGAATGCGAGAAAAGGACCGAGCGGAACTGGTAAAATTTGGCAGTATAGCGGCGTTCGGGTCGACGAGCTTATGCTCACGGCCGAATTGAACGAGCCATTAATGGCAAGGGCCGCTTTTGTTGCGATTGACTCAACTCAAGTATCAAACGACGTGCAAACAACAACGGCGGCATTTTTGCCAACGGCGTCTGTACTTTCATTTGTTGACGGTAGGTTTTCGGTCGAGGGCACTTTCGGGTCATTAACGTCTAGCTCGTTCTGGCATGTGCAAAGCGCAGAATGGGGCTGGTCTAACTCACTGAAAAAAGATGACGATTCGAGACGAATCGGGTCCGACTTACTTGGGGTACTTCCTCCGGGAATGGCGCAATTTACACTTAACTGCAAAATTCGATTCGACACAACGACCGCTTATGATGCGATGATGAATTCGACTCAACTAGCGTGTCAATTAGAATTTTTGGGCCCAACACTTCCGGGGTCCTCGATTAGGCAAGGGATTAAGTTCAACTTTCCGAAGGTTTTTATTAGCGAGGCTGGTGACCCTGAAATTGGTGGGCCGGACGAATTAATAGTCAGCGACGTTATGTTTCACGTTTTACAAGATGATTCAAGCGTTGGCGGCTATGCTGTGCAGGCGCTTGTTACAAATCAAAAGACAACTTACGCATGAGTTTATTTGGTGTTTTTGGTCGTAAAAATCTTAGTGAGATCCTTGACCCCAAAAAGAGGGTCAAAATACATGGTATTCAATTTACGATTAGAAAACTTAATCCGCTTCAATATTTGGCCGGGACTAAGGCGCTAGTAAAACTTTACGACATATACCAAAGGTCAGAAGCCCCCACGGAAAAACAAATAGACGCAAGCTTCACAGCGAGAATGCTTGAGCACTACTCGGACGTTTTTATTGGCGGCGTGGTCTCAGTTAAATTAAACACGCTTGATCTAGAGTTATCCAGAAAAATACCTGAGTCTGGGGAAAAAAAACTCCATGTTGAAAATCTCCTAACCGACTGGTCTTTAGCCGAAGAGCTATACAGAAACATTCAAGAATTTACCTACGGCAAAAAAAAAACTCACTTGTCCAACTTTCAAAAGAAAAACTAGTAGAATTAGACATCATATCGAAACGGTATGGAGTTTTACCTTCTAGTATGAAAAATCAATCTATTGAAAACTTTCTGTTTAATTTGCTAGTCGCCGGGACCGGGATTGATTTCGAATATAAGCAGGCAAAAAAAGCGGGCGCTAGGCGTGGAAGGGGTAAGTTTTAATGGCAAATAAAGAAGCAAGCTTACTGCTCAGAATTAAACAAGTAGGCGCGGACGCAATAGATAAAGTCGCGGCCGGTTTAGACGCGCTCAAAGAAAAGTCGGTGATAGCTTTTGGGACAATCTCCGCTCTCGTCGTTGCTTCTGTTAAGGCTTACGGGGAGCAGGAAAAGGCGACTAATTCATTAAATCAAACGCTTGTTCAGCAAGGGATATACACAAAGGAACTGAGTAAGAACTACCAAGGACTTGCTTCTGAGTTACAAAAAAAGTCGGTGTTTGCCGACGAGGAAATTATCCAAGCCCAGTCAACGTTACAATCTTATTTAGGACAAACGAAAGTTACTAAAGAGCTTTTAAAGTCCACCCTGGACCTGGCCGCAGCGAAGGGCATCGACCTTCATTCGGCGTCTGAAATGGTCGGTAAGTCAATCGGTACAAACACCAACGCACTCGGAAGACAGGGCATTCAACTATCAGACAATGCCACAAAAGCGGAAAAATTAGCCGAGGTCACGGATAAACTGACTAGTAGATTTGGCGGACAAGCCGAGGCTCAAACACAGGGCTTAGGATCTCTTAAAGTGATGTCAAATCAAATGGGTGAAATTTTAGAATTAATCGGAGAAAAACTATCTCCGGCGATTATTGCACTAACAAAATATTTTACTGAATTTACGTTTTCGATTCAACAAAACCAAAACAGCATGGATGGGCTTGTTTCTATCTCTAAACTAATGATTAAAGGTCTAATCATTGGTTTTAGTGAAGTTGTGCAGATTGCTTCTGGTCTCGGCGCAATGTTCGGCACTCTTATGGGCGCAATGTCTCAGGCTGTCCAAGGTCAATTTAAAATGGCCTGGGAAACACTTCGCTCAGGAAACGAAGCCGCAAATCAAGAGGCGATTCAAAGGGCTGAAAAAACCACGGAGACTTTAAAACAAATAGACGAGAGCTTCGCTGAACACAAAAAAGCTCAGGACGTGGCGGATCTAGATAGAATTAAACAATCGAACGCAAACAAACAAAAGGCCAGCGAAGAGCAACGGCTCATAGACCAGGAAATAGATCTAGCTAGAAAAGAAGAAGACAAGATCATTGAAGACGAATATCAAATGGGGCTTCGAGATTTAATTCTTAAGCGTCAAATGGAAACGCTGAACACACTTTTGGCTAATGAGAAAAATCATGAAGTTCAAAAGAAACTAATCAGAGACAAAACAGAATTAGAAAGCAAAATAAGAGCAGAGGGAGAGCGAAAAAGAGAGTTAGAGCTCAGTTTGTACAAAATGAACTTAGCTAAGCAAGTGGGCGATAACGCAAAATCGCTTGCTGATAATTTAGTCATCTTAACTAAGGGCACAAGTCAGGAGCTTCTAATAGTTCAGAAGGCGTTAGGTATCGCTTTAATCATTATCAACACTCAGATCGCAGCGATGCGAGCAATGGCCGAGCTTGGTCCCGTTGTGGGAGCGATTGCGGCTGGATTAATTTACGCGACAGGGGCCACTTCGGTTGCAATCGCTTCGAGCACTCACCTTGCCGATGGTGGAATTGTAAAATCAACTCCGGGCGGTATCCAAGCAACCATTGGAGAGGGTGGCAAAGACGAGGCTGTCATTCCATTAGACGAGGGTATGGGATTATTAGGAACTAATATCACTATCAACGTAAACGG